CTACCAATGAGCTCGATGTCTCATGGCGCATACATTCCGATTTGAATATTAATGGGCAGAAGCCAGACAGGGCTATAGTTTTATATCTCTCTCCCCGAGAGAGGGAAGATCTGCATGGCACCGCTTTATGGGAGCACCATAGGTATGGTAAGGAGTTGCCCCACGATATCTCCGACGAAGAATACAATAGTATGATTAGAGTAGACGCGGAAGATTTAGATAAGTGGAGGTTGAGCTCAGTAGTAGGGTATGAAAAAAACAGACTGATATCTTATCCTTCTTCATACTTTCACAGCAAGTATCCTAACGTCTCCTGGAAAGAGGGGCGCAAAGTTTTTGTAATGTTTTATAAATTTAATTAATATGGGAGTACAGAAAAATATAGCCTCACTAAAAGTAAATACAGAGGCGCTAACAGAGAATTTAAAAAAGCTTATCTTAGAGGAGCAGCAAACCAGGGAGTTGGCTGTGGGTACCTTAAACCTTTTAAAACTAATGCCTGGGTATGAAGAGGCTTTAGCGGAAATGAAAAAAAGCGCCGAAGAAGATGGACACCAAGGAGATTAAATTACAAATCATAGAGGCGGGCGAAAAGGCTGTGCGACAGTTAGTTAAGGTAGCTAAAGAAGATATCATAAAGTTTGATAAAGACGATGAGTTGGCTGCGGATAGATTAAAGAATGCAGCGGCTACCAAGAAGCTTTGCATCATGGATGCTTTTGAGATATTAAAAAGAATAGAAGAAGAGAAAGCCCTTTTAGATGGGGCTCCTTTAGAAAATAAAACACACACCCCGAAAGGATTTGCCGAGTCAAGATCAAAATAGTTTATATAGGGTAGTAGAAAAAGCTATACCTAAACATGTGGTGGTAAATAAAAACCGTGCCCGCACATGGGCCTATGGCTATGACCCAAAATATGACCTCGTGGTTATATCTAAGACGGGCCAGATAGGAGAGGTGTATGAAATAAATGGTCTAAGAGTGGCTTTGCCTAAAGTTCCCAAAGAAGTTTATTCTCGTTCTAAGAAAAAAGAAGAGCAATACTGGGAGCCTTTTGAATATAGCAAAGACTTGAAGCGTATTAAATCTATCTTTCAATGGCACTCTACCCCAAATACTTTTAAGTCTAAGTGGGTGGAATATATAGAGTCGGAGTTCGATAGGCGTGAGGAAGGTTTCTGGTTTTTAAACAACGGAACCCCTACATATATAACGGGAACGCATTATATGTATCTCCAATGGACGAAGATAGATGTGGGGCATCCTGACTTCCGGGAGGCCAATAGAATTTTTTATATCTTTTGGGAAGCATGTAAAGCTGATAAGCGTAGCTTTGGGATGTGTTATTTGAAGATACGTCGTTCGGGATTTTCTTTTATGAGCTCCAGCGAAGGCGTAAACCAAGCCACTATAACTAAAGACTCACGGATAGGAATACTTTCCAAAACAGGATCAGATGCGAAAAAAATGTTTACCGATAAGGTGGTACCTATATCTAACAACTATCCCTTCTTCTTTAAACCGATACAGGATGGAATGGATAAGCCTAAGACAGAACTTGCTTATCGTGTTCCTGCTTCGAAGATTACAAAGAAAAACATGTATGAGGTCGAAGAGGAAGAGTTGGAGGGACTGGATACTACTATAGACTGGAAGAATACGGGAGACAATAGTTATGATGGAGAGAAGCTACAGCTGCTCCTGCATGATGAGAGTGGTAAGTGGGATAAGCCCGATAACATCCTGAACAACTGGCGTGTAACAAAAACGTGTCTTCGTTTGGGAAGTAAGGTTATAGGGAAGTGTATGATGGGCTCTACCTCTAACGCTTTAGATAAAGGTGGTAGAAACTTTAAAGCTTTATATGAAGACTCTTTCCCTTCCAAGCGCAACTCCAACGGTCAGACGAAAAGCGGGATGTATTGCTTATTCGTTCCTATGGAATGGAATATGGAAGGGTTTATAGATATGTATGGCATGCCTGTATTGCGCACTCCACCTAAACCTATAGTGGGGATTGATGGAGAGGATATAAATATAGGGGCTATAGACTACTGGGAGAACGAGGTAGCGTCACTTTCTCAAGACGCCGACGCTCTCAATGAGTTCTACAGACAGTTTCCACGTAGCGAGTCTCACGCTTTCCGAGATGAAAGCAAGCAGTCTATTTTTAATCTAACTAAAATATATCAGCAGATAGATTACAACGACTCCTTAATTATGGACCATCACCTTACGCAGGGCTCTTTCCGTTGGAAGGATGGTATAAAAGACTCCACGGTGATATGGTCTCCTGATAAGCGCGGTAGATTTTTAGTGGGATGGACTCCGCCTCCTCATATGCAAAACAGGGTGGAGGTACGTAATGGGAGAAAATATCCAGGGAACGAACACTTAGGATCTTTCGGATGTGACTCTTATGATATATCTGGGGTCGTAGTAGGAAAGGGATCGAATGGATCTTTACATGGACTTACGAAGTTTAATATGGATGAAGCTCCAAGCAATGAGTTCTTCTTGGAATATATAGCTCGTCCACAAACGGCAGAGATATTTTTTGAGGAAGTGCTTATGGCTTTAGTCTTTTACGGTATGCCTATCCTGTGTGAGAATAACAAGCCGCGCCTCTTATATCATTTGAAAAACAGAGGGTACAGAGGGTTTTCTTTAAACAGACCTGATAAAATATATACCAAGCTTTCGCGTACAGAGAAAGAACTTGGCGGCATACCTAACACCTCCGAGGACGTAAAGCAATCGCATGCAGCCGCTATAGAGTCCTATATAGAAAAGCATGTGGGGATGGATATGGCGGGAGAATACCGAACTAAAGAGGACATGGGAACTATGTATTTTCGTCGTACCTTAGAGGATTGGGCGAAGTTCGATATAACCAATAGAACTAAGTTTGACGCCTCTATAAGTAGTGGTTTATCTATTATGGCTAACCAAAAGCATTTATACACCCCTGCTACAAAGAAATCAAAAATAAGCATTAACTTTGCAAAGTATAATAATAGTAGTACAACAAGTCAATTAATTAGATGAAGGGACTCCAGATAGATATTAAGTCTGCTACCTTCCCGAACCAGTTTGTTTCTGACTCTGAGAAAGCAACAAAAGAATTTGGGTTGCAGGTCGGACAAGCTATTCAATATGAATGGTTCAGGAGGGATGGATTATCCTGTAGGTTTTATAGTCAGTTTCAAGAGTTTCATAAGCTAAGACTTTATGCACGCGGAGAACAATCTGTGGCTAAGTATAAAAATGAGTTGGCTATAGATGGAGATTTATCTTACCTTAATTTAGACTGGACCCCTGTACCTATTATACCTAAGTTTGTAGACATCGTAGTAAACGGTATGTCCGATAGGCTATTCGATGTGAAGTGCTATGCTCAAGACGCTCTGTCTGCAGAGAAGCGTAACGAGTTTCAAAATTTAGTTCAAGGCGATATGATCGCTAAGAAGCTATTTATGCAGATAAGAAAAGATTTCGATGTAGATCCCTTTACGGTAGATCCGGGACAGCTTCCTGAGAACGACCAAGAGATGGAGCTATATATGCAACTTAACTACAAGCCTTCCGTAGAGATAGCTAATGAAGTTGCTATAAACACTATGCTTGAAGAGAGTCATTATAATGACACCCGTAAAAGAGTAGACTATGATATAACTACTTTAGGGCTCGGTATAGCCAAGCATGTTTTCCAGGAGGGAGACGGAGTAAGGGTGGAGTATGTAGACCCAGCCAATGTGGTGTATAGCTACACCGAAGATCCGTACTTTAAAGATTGCTTCTATTGGGGAGAGCTTAAGACAATTCCTATTACAGAGGTTTTAAAGATCAACCCTGATCTTACTGAAAAAGATTTAGAAGAGATATCTCAGTACAGCCAATCGTGGTACGACTACTATAACGTAGCCGCTATGTATGAGAACAGTATGTTCGCAAGAGACACATGCACCCTCCTATACTTTAATTACAAGACTACAAATAGTTTTGTATATAAGAAGAAGGAGATGAGTGACGGTAGTTTTAAAACTGTAGAGAAAGACGATCAGTTTAATCCTCCCGATGAGATGATGGAAGACGGGAAGTTTCAAAGGGTAGAGAAGCGTATTGATGTATGGTATGAGGGCGTTATGGTTATGGGAACTAACATTATCCTTAAGTGGGATATGATGAAGAATATGGTTAGACCTAACTCAGCAAATCAGTTTGCTATGTCTAACTATGTAGCCTGCGCTCCACGTATGTACAAAGGTGTATTAGAATCTTTGGTCCGTAGGATGATTCCTTTCGCCGACCTTATTCAAATGAGTCACCTTAAAATCCAGCAGGTAGTAGCCCGCGTAGTTCCTGACGGAGTATTTATAGACGCGGATGGTTTGAACGAGGTGGACTTAGGAACGGGAAATGCTTATAACCCTGAAGATGCTTTACGCCTTTACTTCCAAACGGGTAGTGTAATAGGTAGAAGCTATACTCAGGATGGAGAGTTTAACAACGCTAAGGTTCCTATTACTCAACTAACCTCTAATAGCGGAGCTTCTAAGATGCAGATGCTTATAGGAAACTATAACCACTATTTAGATATGATCCGCGCGGTAACGGGACTTAACGAAGCGAGAGATGGAAGCACACCTGACCCTAACTCTTTAGTGGGGGTACAGAAATTAGCGGCTTTAAATT